GCAGCTTGAAAAGGAGAAAAAGGAAGCGCAGAAAGTAAAGAGGAAAGGCAGGTGATAAAATGGCTGTTTCAACATCGTTGACTATCCAGGACAGGATGACGAACACCCTTATGCGTCAGATCAGCGCCATTGACAAGATGATCAACCGTATGGAACGCCTGGACAGGGTCAGCGAACAGATCGATCCGGGCGAAGGCTTCGACAATGCGCAGCAGGCCGTCGAAGAATTGATGAACCGGTTAAGACGCCTGGAAGAACAACAGAACCAGGTGGCCAGGGGTGCGCATAACATCAAAGGTGCATGGAGCGGCGTAAATAATATCATCACCAAAGTATTAACCGCGCTGGCAGCAAAGAAGACAATCGACTTCACTGTTGGCGCGGCGTTGGATCTTGATAAACTTGAACGCGAATTCCAGGCAAGGCTTGACAGCGTGGACATCGGAACCGCGATGTATCAGAAACTGCAGGATCAGGCCAAAGAATCGGCTTTCGCCTTTGATGAACTGGCAAAGAACACCCTTTCCTTTATGTCGGTAACAACGAAACCGCAGAACCTGGACCGACTGAATAAACTGGCTGAAAGGCTTGCTGTGTTCGATAAGACCGGCCAGGGACTTGAAGGCGCTGGATTCTCTTTGAAGGAAGCGCTGTCAGGTGATATCGTATCGCTGGCCGAACGTTTCAATATGTCGAAAGCGCAGATCAGGGCATTCGGTATCGATGAACTGGGAAAGAAGGGCGACATCGAAGGGTTTATCACGCAGTTCGAAAAGCTGCTTGACGCGCAGAACATGGGTGAAGAAGCCTACGAAAAAATGCTGCAGGCGCCAAAAACCCAGATGGAAATGTTCTTGTCTAACCTGAAAATGGGGTTCGCCCAGGCGTCCACAGAAGCAACAAAAGCGCTTGCGCCATTGATCACCAGGCTGAATGAATGGTTCGCTTCTGATTCGGCGGAACAGTTCTTCGCTTCCTTCGCCAGCGGGTTGAGTACGGCCGTTGACTTCGCCATGCAGCTATTCGATGGGGTGTCCGATATTGCAAACTTCATTTCCACGAACTGGCCAATGATTGAACCTATCGTCTGGGGCTTGGCCACAGCGATCGGCGGCGTCGTCCTGGCGCTTGGAATATATAAGACGGTTACTGCAGCAATAGCAATCGTCCAGGGAATAATGGGCGCGGCTCAAATGCTGGCCACTGGCGCAACAATAGCACAGACGGCCGCACAGTGGGGCCTTAACTCTGCCCTGCTTGCTTGTCCTATAACCTGGATCGTTCTGGCCATTATCGCACTGATAGCCGTGATCGTCGGCTTGATCATATGGATAAAGAATCTATGGGAAAAGAATGATCAGTTCGCTGCTGGCCTATTGAGGGCATGGAACAGCATTCTGAACTTCTTTGACCAGGTGCCGATCTTCTTCGCAAAAGTCGGGATCGGGGTTGTGAACGCATTTTTCAGCATGAAACCAAAGCACTGGAAATCGTTGACGCCCTTGTGAACGGCGTAATTGAAGGCATTAACTGGATGATCGGCGTTCTGAATAAGATCCCTGGCGTTTCTATCAGCGCAATTGAAACGGTTGACTTCGCTTCGAAGGCAAAGCTGCAGGAAGAAGCAATCAGACAGGCCGGTGACAAAGTCATCGCCGAAATGGAAGCTAACGCAGCGGCAAAAGCTGCAGCCAGGGAAGCAAATGTCCAGCAAATGCTACGCGAAAGGGCCGAAAAACGTGCTGCAGACGCCGCAGAACAGGAAGCTAAAAAGGCCGCAAATTCTGCCGGGAAAGACTACGAACAGAAGCTGGCTTCCTTCCAGGGTAAAGACACAAACATTGACGAAATCGGGAAGGTCGGCGAAGTCGGCAAGATCAATGATGAAGTCGATATTTCCGAAGAAGATATCAAGCTGCTTCGCGATATAGCTGAACAGAAATTCGTCCAGAACTTCGTGACGCTGACGCCGCAGGTAACGCTGACGGATATCAAGATCAGCGAAAAGGTGGATCTGGATGAAGTGGCTGCAGCCATCGAAAGGAAGCTGGAAGACGAATTCGTCACAGCGGCGGAAGGGGTGTATAGCTGATGTATCATATGTTCCTGATCATGAATAACAAGCACTATGAAATCCCGGTCCTTCCTGAATCCCTTACCGTGAAATCGCCAGGAAAAAACGAAACGGCAACCATCGTCAAGCTGGGCGATGTGAATATACTTCGGAAAAAGGGGCTTCGTGAAATGACCTGGGAATCGCACTTCCCGGCCAATGACGCGCCCTATGTTACCGGAAGGAATGTCCTGGCGCCGATAGAATACGTCAGGGCCATACAAGAAGCCAGGGACGCAGAAAAGCCGATCCGCTTCCTGATTATTGGAACGGACCTGGATATCAACATACTGATGGGAATTGAGGACTTCACCTATGAAGAATATGGCGGCGAAGTCGGGGACATTTACTATGTTTTGAAGCTGCGGGAATGGAAAGAGTATTCGGCCAAAAGGATCAGCCTTCCGGCACCGGCTGTCAAGGTGGCGGTCGTTGCACCTGTGGCCAGGTCCGGAAGTCCTCCAAAGCCGCAGACAAAAACACACACGGTCGTGGCCGGTGATTCGCTGTGGGCCATCGCGAAAAAGTATTACAACGATGGTTCACAGTACCCGAAGATCTACGAAGCCAACAAGGAAACGATCGACAAAAGAAACAAGGGTACGGGGAACCCAAAATATACCATATATCAGGGGCAGGTGTTTAATATACCATGATGGATCTTCAAATCATGTATCAGAATAACGTCAATGGTTCTGCCTTTGATGTTTCGGAAATTGCAATGTCGCCGAAATGGGCGACGAAGCGCACCGGGTCCCCCGCTTCCTTCGAATTCGAAGTGTTAAAGGATCGAGCTGTGATCTGGAAACACGGCGGCATTATTGCCGTAAAGAACGGAAATACCGGCGTATTTTATGGGTATGTGTTCAAGATAAGCGAAACCGCAAATGGGGTCGTGAGAATAACGGCATATGATCAAACGCGGTACCTGAAAAACAAGGACACTTATGTTTTCACAGGAAAGCGCGCGGATCAAATAACCGCGTTGATCGCTGCAGACTTCGGCCTGAAAATCGGTACCCTTGAAAATACCGGATATGTGATCCCGTCCCTGGTGGAAGATAACAAGACGCTATTTGACATCATCCTGAAAGCCTTGGATCTGACACTGATCAATACAGGACAAATGTTCTTCCTCTGGGACGATTACGGATCATTAAGAATTTCATCCTGCGCCGGTTCAAAATTGGATCTGCTGGTCGGCGATGAAAGCCTGGCCACAGATTACACATATACATCCGAAATTGATTCGGATACCTACAACAGAATAAAGCTGGTCCGCGATAACAAAGAAACCGGAAAGCGTGACGTGTATCTGTTCCAGGACAGCAACAATATAAAGTTCTGGGGAACGCTGCAGTATTTCGAAAAGGTCGATGAAAAAATGAATGCAGCGCAGATCACCGAAAGAGGAAACAGCCTTCTTACCTTGAAGAACAGGCCGCAAAGGACCTTTGAAGTGAAAGCGCTGTCGGATCTGTCCGTCAGGGCCGGTCGCGTTCTTTTCATCAGCTTCGCGGATATCGGCGTCAAACAGTTTTTCCTGATCGATGAAGCAAGTCACGATCTGGGAAAGGAAACAATGTCATTAAAATTGAGGGTGGTATAATGGGAATGCTTGAAACAATGAAGAAGATCGCACAACAGACAAGCGAAGCTGCCACACCGGCGGCTTTTATGTTCGGTACCGTGACAAAGATCGGGCCGGTTCAGGTCCTGGTGGATAATCGCTTCTACATTGACGAAAGCGTTCTTGTTATCCCCAGGGAATTAAGGAAAGACGAAGCATACAGGACACACACCCACAAGATACCTGGACACACACACAGCGTTCCGGCCCATAATACCGGATCGGCCGGTGAAGATCCGCACAGTCATAGCGTACCGGCACAGACCACATCAGAAAAGGAACTGGAAACCGTTGAGGAAGTATATTCAGGGCTGCAGGTGGGTGATAAAGTCATACTGCTTCGCAACTATGGCGGCCAGGAATACCTGGTCATAGGAAGGGTGTGATCACATGATACCAACAGCCGAAAAGGTTGTAATCGGCGAAGATTACGAAATCGTCGATGACAGCGAACAGCCTTCCAGGACTTA